TCACTTGGCTCCAACGCGCACCTTGATCGCCTCGACCCCGCGAGGGTTCGCGTAGAGCGAAGCCATCTTCTCGGTCAGGTGTCCGAGCAACGCCTTGGTGTCTACGTTGCCTTGCGCGTCGTATAGGCGCTTCGACAGGCTGCGGATTTCGTGGAACGTGGGCGCCCCCTCATCGGGGATCTTCGCCAGCTTTCGCGCATCTGTGAATGCAGTTGAGAGCGTGTCCGGATGCACCGGGTCACCGCGACTGATAGTGCCCCATGGCTTCACATGGTGGATCAGATGCCGGCTCACCACACCGGTAGCCTTGCACCGCGCCATCACGTCAGCCAGGCTCATGCCGATCGCATCCAACCGTATGGAGAGCGGGATAGCGATCTTCACGCCGGTCTTGCCGCGCGTCACCACTGCGGCGCCATCCTGCGTGTAGGAGCGCAGCCAGCCGACTACGGTAGATCGATCCTGGCCGGACACCAGCGCGAGCAGCATCGCGTTCTCCAGCCACTCGTTCACCTTGCCGGCCTTCGCTCGGATAGCCTGAAACTGTTCGATGGTGAGACGCTGGCGCCTTACCTTGACCTTTGGTGATTCCGTGACCGTGACCGGGTTGGCTTCCATCCAGCCTAGTGCAACGCCCTTGGTGCAAACGGCGTTGAGCCGGCTGCGGATGGCAAGCGCCCATCTGGTCTTCCCTTCGTCCTTCACCTTCTCCAGAAGGTCTGAGACGTGCGTCGTCTTCAGGCTGGCGCACTTCATGTGCCCAAGCTCCGCCCGGATGCGCTTGTCGATGGACCGCAGCCCCTTCAGCGTTGAGGGCTTGAGATCGTCGGTCGGCATCTTGTCCAGCACGTCGGCTAGCGTCTTGTCGGCTTCCTCGATTCGCTCCGTCAGCGGCTTTGGCTGCTTGACGATAGACGCATTAGCCTCGTGCGCTTCGAATATGGCCTGAGCGAGCGGGATGCGGCCCAACGGATGCACCTTGCCCGAGCGAGGATCGCGGTAGGTGTAGTAACCCTCCCGCGGCTCATGCAGATTGGCAGGCCAGTTTGCGCGCTTCTTGATCCTTGGGCGTGCAGCCATTACGCAGCGATCCTATGGATTAGGCGTGGCCGCGCATCATCGCTGAACACGGCATTCTCGTCCACATAGTAAGCCTTCCCGACCTTCGCGGCGGGCGGGTAGATCCTTCCCTCTCTGGCCCACCGGCGCAGCGTGTCGATGTGTGGCGATGGGTCGTAGTTCTTGGCTCCCCACTTCTCAAGGCTGATCTTCACATCGCCCTCCCGATCTCCGCGGCGGCCCGCACGATGGCGCGGCGGGCTGCGGCGAAACAGTTATCCCCCTCTTCTTCCTCATGCGGCTCGTTTTCGCTCCATGTGACTACTGTGTTGCCACGCGTCTGCAGATCATCGCTCTTGAACGGGAAGCTGATCGGGATATGAAGCTTCACCGCAAGCCGCATCGCATCTCCGTCGTCGGTCAGCGGGTTCCAGCGGCGGCCGCTCGGTATGATTGCAACGTCCTCGGCGCCCGTCCTTCCCCATATATGCAGGTCATAGCCCGCCGCCTTCGCCGCCAATTCCAACAGTTCCCGATCGTCCATCCCTCTCTCCAAATACGCCGCGCTGACGGCGATCCATCTATCTACGTGCTGCTGCATACAGGCGATCACTTGTAAATCGTGATAACAGGCTCTGGCCTGTCACTCCCTAGGCTGGGGCGCGGCGGCGATAGCTTCACGCAGTGCCTTACGCCAGAAGTAGGGCGCCGGCTGGCCACGGAAATACTGCTCCGGCTGGCATTCGAATTCGCCGCGCTCGCCAAGGAGCCACTCCACCGTCTCAGCCTTCACCAGCACGAACCCCTCCGGCAGCGCTGCTGGCTGGGGTGCGGCGTAGAGTGCGATCGGCTCCTCGTCGTCATCGCAGTGAAGTTCCGCTTCCCCGCGCGTCGGGAAAATCATCGGCTCATCGTGATGGGTCATCCATGCCACCGCCTCCCCGGCGTGCTGGGCGCACCTCAACAATTCGTCGTTGATGCCCTCCAGTTCGCGGATGCGGGCGATGAGGCCCAATACCTGGGGTGCGTTTGCAAACGGAGCGAAGCCCATATTCGACTCCCAAGTTTTGCATGCCAATTCCAGCGCATCCAAATCGAGTTTCTCGCTCATCACAGATCCCTCCCGTCCTGTTGATCCACTCTGGCCGACCAACTGCCGAATGCCATGCCGACAAACAGGCCGACCGCCGCGCCGAAGCAGAAGAACCCGACTGCTATGTTTTCCAAGTGCCCATTCATCGCGTCTCTCCATTCGGTGCGGTGGGGCGCAGGGCGGCGTTCATCGCGTCGCCAGCTTTCGACAAGACGGCAGATGTTTTTCCGAATGCCGGCTTGCCTTCGTAGGCCGTGCTCGGCAGCGTCGCCAGATCAGCAATGACGGCTGCGGGGCTGACCGCCACAGCGACGGCGGCCTTGATCGTATTAGTCAGGGTGGCGAACATCACTCGCCCTCCTTGCCAGTGCGCTCCATGGTTGCGTCGATCCACTCATAGTGAAGCCAGTCTTTCGTGTCCGGATCTTCCGAGACGCGGATCAGCATCCTGCGGTCTGGCATGCTCTTGGCGCATAGCACTCGAACAATGGATTCATCACCACACATCATGCCTTTACTGGCAAACGTCTCCGCGAAATCCTGTGCGGTGGACGACGGCGGAGACTCAGGGTCGTCGTAAGCCCACAGCATGTCCGGCTCCTTATCCGCCTCGGCAGCAGCGGGCGGCTGGGCGGCGAGACTATCCCGCATCTGACGCCATTCCCGCTCCAAAACGGCGCGCTCCTTCGGCATTCCGTCACTTGTGCGATAGCTTTGTGACTCGCCTTCTTCAGTATGGATTCCGCGTCCAGCCGTAGAATTCGCATGCCCGGTAAACGTGCAGTGCGATGCGTCTTCCGAGTTCGGTTTGTCCGAGGTAATAGGCGCGACGCTCGGCAGCAACGTAACGTTGGATTGCTTCAGGCATTTCATTTCTCCTTTTGAGATAGGGGCGACAGGCGATGCGGCGAGCAGGGCGCGGGCAAAGTTAATAGTCTGCTGGCGATACCGATTCGCCCAGATGGGCAGTCGGCTGGTTTGGAAATGAACTTCATCCCACAGCGCAAAAATCTGCTCATCCGTCAGCGCTGCAGGCGATGCGCCATCCTCGAACGAAATCGGCGTCTCGCCTCCGCCGTAATGCACCATCGTCTCAGGCGATGCGCTCGGCTCGTCGTCATCTCCCAGATCAACAACCTTGAAGCCGTGCTCGACCAGCGTGCAATTCAGCGCGTCCAGCAACACGTCCACGTCTCGCGGGTGAGCCTCCTTTGCGTGGCACTTCTGGAATTCCGCGCCGATCAACTCCACCGGGTTGATGTCATCGGAATCAGGCGATGCGCTCGGCGCAGTTGCCGCCGGGGCGGATTGGGCGAGGGCTTCCCGCACCGCAACGCGGATTGCTGTCTTCATGTCGCCAAGTTCAGTGCCGTCTTGATGGAAATACGCTTTGGCGATTTCCTCAACGCGCTGGCTCGTCAGCCCCTTCGCCCCGGTAGCGGCGATCAACTGATTCAGTCGTTCGACCATGAAGTAGTCGCAGTCAGCACTGCACATATCGCAGTTGCTGGAGAAAACGCCATGCGCGAGGGTAACCACCGTGTGACCTTCGCCGCAGTGCTCACAGATGTGTCCGTCCAGCGCCACCGGCTCGGCGCTCTGGCTGGCCACCATTTCGGCGGCAGCAATGCGCTTCATTGCCTCGACGTGATCGGAGTAGCGGATCCATTCGCCGTCTACGTTTGGAGCCATGCCATCCTCGTGCTTGTTGCTCGGGTCAAATCGGTTCATGCTGCTTGCTCCTGGATCTGCTCAACGGTTTTCCCGTGATTCTCGTGGTAGCCCAATCGGACTTCCGCAGCCTTCCTGGCCGCTATCGCCTCTTCTCTTGTCTTAAACGATCCGAGTTCAACTGTGGCGCCTTTCTCATGAATTTTCGCCCTCCATCTATTCCACTTGGCATCCCAGTGCACGCCAAAAAGCCCACTTCGGCCCACACGGCCCGGCCTAAGGTTCCTTGAGTTTTCGACTGGCGGGACGGCTCTAAGATTGGCGATTCGGTTATCGGATCTGATTCCGTTGATATGGTCGATTTGGAGATCGGCTCCCGGCCACTCTCCATATACGTACAACCATGCAAGTCTGTGCGCTTTGTATGAGCGCTGGTGTATTACGATCTTGCGGTAACCCTTCACGTCCACATTACCCGCGGCCGTTCCTGGGAACCTCGTGTTCCAAATCTTCGCTGCGTGCTCTGTTTTGAATAAACAAAACCCGCGAGGCTTCCACCTGAATTCTCCGGTGTCCTTGTCATAGGACAGGAGTTCTTTCAAATATTCCTGCGTGATCTCTTGCACTTATAACTCCAGACATCCGAAAAAAAGCGAACGCACCGGCCGGGTGGTAGCGCGTCGCAAAGTCGCAGTCGTTAGATCGGCAGTTTCGAGCTGATGCCGGCGAAGGGAATGTCGTCATCGAACGAGCTGCCGCCTGCCGGGGCGCGCTGCGGCTGACGTGGTGCCGGCGCAGGTGCCGGTGCAGCTTGGCGCTCGCCGCCGCCTGCCAAATCGATGGCGGTCACACGGCCGATCAGCTTCGTGCCTTCGCTGCCGTCCGACTTCTTGAACGTCTCGATGTGTGCGTCCTCAATCGTCACGGTAACCAGCGATCCCTTCGTCAGGTACGGCGCCAGCGCTTCCGCGCGCTTTCCCCAGATCGAGCCGTCCACCCATTGCGTGGGCTTCTTGCCGTCGTCGCCCTTGCGGCCATAGTTGAAGGCCAGAGAGAGGCTGGCGACAGAATCGCCGCCGCTGGTGCTGCGCAGTTCTGCATCGCGGCCCAGACGGGCGAGTCCAAACAGTTGAATCATGGTGCTTTCCTTTAAGCAGCACGCTGCCGCAGTTTCGATTCGAGTTCGTCCACTTCGGACAGGAATTGCAAGACGGCTTCCTCGTGGGCCTTGATGCGGGCCTCATCGCGCCAGATACGGATGCTGAAGCGCTGCAGCTTCTCGGGGAAGCGTGGGTCGTAGGATTGGAAGTCGCAGAACTCCGCCCCGGTAACCCATAGGTTGTGCTCGACCTGCGGTACGTAGATGCTCGGCAGTTCGCCTGCCTCCAGGTAGACGAGGTGCGTCTTGCTCTTGGGTGCCTTGCCTTCCCAGATCCCGATGCGGCCGCCGTCTTCGAGGAAACCGTCCACGCTGCAGCCGACCATCAGGTCAGGCAGGTAGCAGAAGCCGGATTCGTTGACGGTCAGGCCGGTGGCAATCTCGTATGCCATGCGGGCGAACGGCTCTTGCTCGGTACCCCAGCGCATTTCAGCAGTGGGCGGTGGGCCTTCTGCCGGGATGCCGGTCAGGCGCTCCAGCACGAGCNGTCACACGGCCGATCAGCTTCGTGCCTTCGCTGCCGTCCGACTTCTTGAACGTCTCGATGTGTGCGTCCTCAATCGTCACGGTAACCAGCGATCCCTTCGTCAGGTACGGCGCCAGCGCTTCCGCGCGCTTTCCCCAGATCGAGCCGTCCACCCATTGCGTGGGCTTCTTGCCGTCGTCGCCCTTGCGGCCATAGTTGAAGGCCAGAGAGAGGCTGGCGACAGAATCGCCGCCGCTGGTGCTGCGCAGTTCTGCATCGCGGCCCAGACGGGCGAGTCCAAACAGTTGAATCATGGTGCTTTCCTTTAAGCAGCACGCTGCCGCAGTTTCGATTCGAGTTCGTCCACTTCGGACAGGAATTGCAAGACGGCTTCCTCGTGGGCCTTGATGCGGGCCTCATCGCGCCAGATACGGATGCTGAAGCGCTGCAGCTTCTCGGGGAAGCGTGGGTCGTAGGATTGGAAGTCGCAGAACTCCGCCCCGGTAACCCATAGGTTGTGCTCGACCTGCGGTACGTAGATGCTCGGCAGTTCGCCTGCCTCCAGGTAGACGAGGTGCGTCTTGCTCTTGGGTGCCTTGCCTTCCCAGATCCCGATGCGGCCGCCGTCTTCGAGGAAACCGTCCACGCTGCAGCCGACCATCAGGTCAGGCAGGTAGCAGAAGCCGGATTCGTTGACGGTCAGGCCGGTGGCAATCTCGTATGCCATGCGGGCGAACGGCTCTTGCTCGGTACCCCAGCGCATTTCAGCAGTGGGCGGTGGGCCTTCTGCCGGGATGCCGGTCAGGCGCTCCAGCACGAGCTGCATCCGATAGTCGGCGCGCGCCGCGGCCTCGCCGCTCTTGATCTTGGCGAACACGGCCGAAACACTGGAGCCGGTCACCTTGCCGCAGCGGTCTGCCAGCCATTCCGGCGTGCCTTGCGGGTGCGGGGATACGATGTAGCGGCTCATTGCAGTTCCTTCGCTTTGGCGTCAGCAACGACCTTGAAGGCGTTCCAGCCGGCCAGATCGTTGGCGTCCTTGAATGCCTCGCCGGCCATCTTGCGAGTGGCGCGGAGGGCGTCGAGGTTGATGGCGGCGTTCGCGCGCTCGACCCACTCGGCCAGCAGATCGGTATCGATGCCGCCACCTTGTGCGTCGTCGTCCTGGCCCTTGGTGGCAACGCCAGTGGCTGCGAGCAGGGTGTAACGTTGCAGGTAGGTAATGGTCGACGCCACCTGCTGAATGGCGTTCTTCTTGCCGCTGTTGTCAGGCATGGCCTGCATAGTCACCTTCTCGCTGTGGCCCAGCACATGGGTGATGACGCAATCCACGGTGATGCGGTCGGCTTCCTGCGAAACGTCCCAGCGGTGCGAAAGCTGGTGGCGGGCGAGGGCTGGGCAGATGACGCCGGTCACGTCCGACAGTTCAGCGTGCATGTAGCTGGTGCCGGTGTACTCGACCTTCTTGCCCTTGATGATCGTCAGCGGCTCGGCCTTGAATGCAGTCATCGCGGCCACGTAAGCCTTGCGGGCCTCGTTGGCTTCCCAGCGCTCTTGAAGCGCCATCAGCTTTTCCAGGCGGTCAAGATCCGCGCCGTTCTCCACTGCGATGCGGAGCAGGTCGGCCGGCGTCGCGCTCGGTGCGACTGCGTTGCGCGGGGTCGAAACGATCTCCTGCGGCTTGATTTCTGCGATTGCGTTCATCTCTCTGTTCCTCGTATGCTCGTAAAGTCTCCGCCGCATCTTCGTTGTCGGCGTCTTTCATGTCACGCCGCCAGCAAGGCGCCCGTCAGCGGGTTATAGCTGGCACGCTTCGGCGCATTCTTCGGATGCAGCAAGTAGGCGTCGCCAAGCTCGCGGATCTGCTGCAGCCGGCGCGATTCGAGGATCGCCAGCTTGATTTCGTTGGCTGGCAGGCCGGTGTGCAGAGCCTTGATGTCGACCATCTTGCTCGGGGTACTGAAGTTCATGCTTGCTCCTCGTCGTCTGCTTCGTACAGCGCCTCGCACGCATTGCATTCGTAGGCGCGGGGCATGTCTTCGGGGTGATGGAACACATTGCAGCCGCAGTGGCAGCGGAACGGCTTGCCGCCCACGCGCAACATGATGTTGATGTCCTTGGCCTGTTCGCTCATCGCAGCACCATCACTATCGGGTAGGCCACAACTCCGGCCGCCAACAGCACCACCAGCGCCAAGCTGAACCAGAAGACCGGCCCCGGCTCCTCATCCAACTGCCTGGCGATTTCCTCGCGCGTCTCGTCGGCGAGATGGCGCAGGAATTGCGGGTCGATTTGGGGGAGGTTCGTCATGCTTCCCTCGCTTTCAGCATGGCGTCGGCCATCCCGTAGGCTTCATTCGCTAGCGTTGCCGGCGAGTGCTGGTTGTAGCCATTGTTCGCGCAGAGTCCCTGCATCGCCTTCGCCGCGAAGTAGTCGCGCAGGGTCATGCCGGAAACGGCTACGCGCTTGGTTCCTCTCTCGTATCCAAGGGAGTCGATATGCAAGACATCCTTCTCTCCGGGAAACGCCGGCCCGCCGTTCTTGATCTCGCTCATGCCCGTTGCTCCAACATGCGCTCTTCGCGCTTCCACTCCGCAGCCTGCTCGCGGGCGTACTCCATCTCGCCGCCCACAGCCTCCAGCGCCAGAGCCTCGATCTCGCAAAATGCGGCGTTGCTCACGATGTCGGTAATGTCGACACCAGCCTCGGTGATCGTGTAGACCTCGAACGATTCCGGCTCGCCTGGGTCAGTCCACGTTGCGGCATACGCGCGGTGAAATTCGCCGGTCACGACCAGGGCGCGGTCGTCGAATGTGATGTCGAGCTTCATACTTGCTCCTTCGCTTTCGCCAGAACGGCGCGGGCGTTTTTCAGATCCTCGGTAAATTGGATCCGGATCTCGAGGTCTCCATTTATGTCGTCGTCCTGGGTTTCCGCCCATCCAATAACCGTGGCCAGCGCCTCGACCAGTTCCTTCTGCAAGCACTCATGGGCGCAGACGCGGGCGATGGCGGCTTCTTGGGCGCGGGTCATGCTGCCTCCTGCGCCGGGGTGTGTTCGATGCAAGTCAGATTGGCGATGCGGTCGTTGATCTGCTTGATGCGAGCGTTGAGTTCGGCCCGAACGTTCTCGCGCTCTTTCTCCAGCGCGGCAACTTCTGCGGCAACCGGATTGAACGAGTCCGGCACCTCTGCGACGATCTTGTGCGGGCACACGTACAAGTAGCCGTGCGCCTCCATGCCGTCGAACGTGAAGAACGTGTAGTTGAGGCTGTTGTCCCACGCGTTGCGCTGGGCGTAGATGTGGCCGGTGATCTCGATGGTTTGCATTGATCGCTCCCTCTATCCAGCCCGGTGCGGGCCGGGGTGGTTAGGCGGCAAGAGCCAGGAATTCCTTCGCCTCTTCGTGGCCGAACTCACCTTCGTCATCAGCCACAGCGTCCACGAAGTCCTCGAACGAAGCCTCTCCGCCCTGATCGGCCTGCGTTTGGCGAAGGAAGGTTTCCAGTTCTGCTTTGCGTTGTGCGCTCATCTCTCTGCTCCCGTCTGTTGTCCGCACCGTTGTGCGTTCGTCGTTGGAAGCATAGTAAGCGATGCTTACACAGAATGCAAGCAGTGCTTTCGTTATTTTTCAGCAGTGCTTACTCGATGGGCGCAAAAAAGCCCGCCGGGTGGGCGGGCTTGTCGAGTTCTAGAGGGCTAGCTCTAGCTCTTGCAGGAAATCACCATGGATCGATTGATGGTGGTGCCGCCGGCAATGCTGGCGCTCGTCGTGGATGCGCCGCCGGCCATGATGCTTCCGATGTCGCCGCTGCTGGATACCACGTTGTAGCCGCGGGCGCCGCAGATGTCGCCAGCCTTCTCCAGGCATGCGCCCCACGTGCGAGCCATGCCGGAGCAATTCAGGGAGTACGCCTCCCGGCCGTCCGGCCCGTATGTCTTCGAGGCTGACGCGCAGCCAGAAAGAATGAGCGCCAGAGCGACGCAGGTTACTAGACGCATCGAATCCCCCCCCTTAGAAGTCGCCCGTCCCGGAGCGGTACTTGACCCTGCCGACGACGGTGATGTTGTTGACCATATCGGCGGGGACAGTGATGGGCTCGTACCGCTCGTGGTTGTCACTGATTACCTTGAGCCCGCCGTCAGGAAGCCGGAGCAACCTCTTTACCAGCAGCTCGCCGGCATATACGAGCGCGAACACCTTGCCGTTGGCTGGCACGCGCGTGTCAGCTCGATCCACTATCACGGTATCGCCGTCAAATAGGCGCGGTTCCATGCTGTCTCCATCCACCTTCACTGCCACCAGGTCTTTGGGCTTGGAACCGAGCCCCCTGATGTAGTCCGCCTGGAACGGGAGCGGTTCACGCTCTTCGATGTGCCAGGATTCCTTGCCATTCCCCGCCGACAATTCCACATCAATCCTCGTTACGAGAACCGTCGACTCCTTAGGGAGTTCTTCCAGGCTCTCGTAGGTAACAATCGGCCTCACCGACACGCCGGGAAGCGTGCTTACGACCGTAAGCGGATTGTAAGCGCCGGCAGAAGAACCTTGCGTGAAAGCGTCTTTACTTTTTTTTACATCTGATCCAAGCCACCACTCAAGTGGCTTGCCAGACAGTTTTGCAAAGACCGGTAGATGTTCTTTTGCAACACGACCGGTCTTGAGCCATCCATACACCGCTTGCCGGCTGACGCCGCACGCCTTTGCCAGCGCGGCCGCGTCCATGGCGCCACTGTCTAGCGCCTCTTTTAGTTTCTGACCGAGGTCTACCCGTTCGTCTGTTCGTGACGGCATCTAGTTACCCACCTGTTTTGCAGCGTGGAGTTTAACCATCGCTTTAAAGTGCAAACAATGCTTTACAAAAGCGTAAGCAACGCTTACACTGGTTTGCATGAGAGCAATTGACAAAGCCATCCAAATCGTCGGCGGCAAATCGAGCCTAGCACGAGCCATTGGGGTTTCTCCCCAGATGGTCTCTCAGTGGGCCAGGGCCGTAAAGCCGAAACCCATCCCGGTAACGCGCTGCATCGCCATCGAGCAAGCCACCGGCGGCGAGGTTACACGAAAGGATCTGAGGCCGGATGACTGGCACTTGATCTGGCCGGAGTTCATTGCTGCTAACGAACAGATCAAGGCTTCGGATGACGTGCAGCCACCGGTTGGTACGTCGAGCAGGAATCGCAAGAAGAAGTAAGCGGGGCATAAGGCAGTTCGATGGAAGGGCTTTTGTCCTTCCATTTTTAAAGCCTGGGGACCGTCAACTCAAGTCAAGCGAAATCAAATATTCGCAAAGGGAGCGAGGAATGCAACGAGAAATAAGGGTGTTGGGCGAGGCCAGAGCACTGAAGGATGCGCCGGCAGAGCTGGTGAGCATGTGCCGTACCGGACTGGATGCGATTCATCTGTGCATCCAACTGAGTGGGTACGGGCACTACTTCATCGCAGAGGAACTGGGCATCGATAAGGGCCATATGAGCCGAATGATGCAGGGCAAGGCAGGTTTCCCGACTGATAAGCGGATCAAGTTGATGGAACTGTGCGGGAACCGCGCCCCCGTTCAGTTCGAAGCGCTGGGCGTTGGCTGCGAGCTGGTTGAGCTGTCCAAGGACGCGCAAATCCGTGCGCTGGAAAAGCAATTGGCAGCACTGAAGGCCGCTTGATGTAACGCAGTCACCGTTACAGGTGGCGCATGTAGTTCTTAACCGGAAATCCGGGGGAGGTTCAGATGGAACAGGCATTCGGCGCCAGCGGGCGCAAGGGCATGAAGATGCCGCCACGAGTTGACCTGACGGGCCAGAGATTCGGCCGACTCACGGTTATCGAGTGGGGATTCAACGGCAAATGGCTGTGCCAATGCGATTGCGGAAAGGAACACCGCGCCCAGGGCTACAAGCTTAAGACTGGCGAAACCAAGTCGTGCGGTTGCGCGAAGGCCGACATCAGCCGGGAGAAGGCCACGCGCCACGGGATGGCAGATTCGAGGGTGCATCGCAGTTGGATGTCCATGCGTCAGCGGTGCGAGAACCCGAGCGACGGCGCCTATGGCCGCTACGGCGGTCGCGGCATCAAGGTCTGTGAGCGTTGGTCTGCGTTCGAAAACTTCCTCGCTGACATGGGCCCCATGCCAGACGACTGCACACTCGATCGCATCGATGTCAACGGCGACTACGAGCCCAGCAATTGCCGGTGGGCAACCTATAGGGAACAGGCCAGAAACCAGCGCACGAACCGGAAGATCACCCACGCCGGAAAGACCATGTGCCTAGCTGGCTGGGCTGATGAGTTGGGGATCGGCCGGTCCACCCTGGCATACCGGCTCAAGTCAGGACTGACGTTCGAGCAGGCTATTTCGAGGCCTGTCCGCGGCGCCATCAAAGCCACCCACACGATCGCACCCCGCTAAGGGGCTGACATGGCAGGGGACTGGATCAAGATGCGCACCAACCTTTGGAATGACCCTCGGGTGTCCAGGCTTGTTGACTTGACGGACACCACTGAAGCCACGGTGATCGGCGGCCTGTATTGGGTGTGGGCTACGGCTGACGAGCACTCGCTAGACGGCGCAATGCCTGGGCTGACGCTCCGTGCGGTTGACCGGAAGACGGGTGTTTCTGGCCTCGCTGACGCGCTTGTCGATGTCGGCTGGCTGGAGGATCACCCGGAAGGTGTGCGCCTCGTCAGGTTTGACGAGCACAACGGGGCGTCAGCAAAAACGCGGGCGCAGACGGCTAAACGAGTGGCCAACCATCGCAGTAACTGTCATGTAACGGACCAAGCGTTACAGGATGAGCACGGGTCCGTTACGGATGCGTTAGCTAGAGAAGAGAAGAGAAGAGAAGAGAAGAAAGAAGGAGAAAAGACTGCGCGCGCTTCGCGCTTGCCTGCTGACTGGCAACCCTCTTTCGAGGAAATCGAGTTCTGCAGGGCGGAGCGCCCGGACCTTAGCCCCGAGAGCGTTGCAAGCCAGTTCCGGGATTACTGGATCGCCCAGCCAGGGGCAAAGGGGCGCAAGGCGGATTGGATGGCTACCTGGCGCAATTGGGTGCGGAACCAGCGGGGCGGCGCGCCCAAGGGCGCCGCCACCGCAGGTCAGCAGACAGCCAACAGCGTCAAAGAGGCTCAACGCCTGATCTTCGGAGGTCACGATGCAGCAGTCTGATTTTGAAACTTTCGGGCAGATGCTATCTGCCGTCTCGGAGCTGTACGGCAAGCCTGCCAGCCCCTTCGCTGTTGGCCTGTACTGGAACGCGCTGAAGGACTACGACCTTGCTGCGGTCCGACAGGCGTTTGATCGCCACGTGCGCAACCCAGACAACGGGCAATTCATGCCGAAGCCGGCTGACCTGATTCGCATGATGTCGGGCAGCACGCAGGATGGCGCTCTGCAAGCGTGGGCGAAGGTGGACAAGGCGGTTCGGTCTGTTGGCACCTACGCCGATGTCGTTTTCGATGACCCGCTGATCCATCGCGTGATCCACGACATGGGAGGCTGGGTCCGTATCGGCGGCCACAACGACGACGAATGGCCGTTCGTCGGCAAGGAATTCGAGAACCGCTACCGCGGCTATGCCATGCGCCGTGAGACTCCGGAATACCAGCCGGTGCTGACTGGCATCGCCAACGCGCAGAACGAGCGCAACGGTATGCCGCTGATGAAGCCGGTGTTGATCGGAAATCCTCAGGCTGCCGAGGCCGTCCGGCTTGGCGGTAAATCCGGTGCGCTGCTTGGCATCACGCGCATGGATGAGGTGGCGGCGCAGGTGAAGCAAATCGGCCGGGCGGCATGACCTGGGCACCCCACGGCAAGTACGCCATCCGCTCCGGCCCGTGGACGATCACCAAGGGCTACGTGAAGGGCGAAGCGCGATACCTGCTGTGGCGAGACAAAGAGATTGTGGGCGGGCCGTATGACACGGCGGACGAAGCAAAGGGGAAGGCGAGATGAGCGAGATCCACAACGAGAACAAGGTAGGCGAGCCACTGAAGGCCGCATTCCTGCGCGGCGAGACGGTAATCGCCAGCCACTTTGCGGCGGCTCTGGGCGTGTCGCGTCAGGGCGTGACCGATGCACTCAAGCGGCTGAGCAAGCGCGGCTGGATCAAGGGCGTGCGAATCCGACCGGAGGGCAGGGGGGGCAGCCAGGTTGCATGGACGTGCGTTGACCCGGCTGGGATTGCTGCCTACGTGCCGAAGCAGGTCAAGCCGATCGTGCGCAAGGAGGTGCCGGCGCATCAGTTCACGGCGCTGATGGATGTATGGGGCGTGCAAGTCGCGGACATTCCGCTGCCCCTTTCGCACAAGCATGAGATTTGGGTTCGCGATGAACTGGAGGCCGCCTAATGGACAAGATGGACGTTGGACTTATCGCTGGGATGGCGCTGCTTGCCCCGCATCTCGACGCGACAGTGGCGAACTGGATGGCTATAGCACTGTTCGTTGGCGGCTTTTTCATGTCGATCAAGGAGGCCTGATGTACCCCATAAACCAAATCATAGCCGGCTGGCTGTCGCTGCTGTTCTGCGCTGTGCCGGAGCCGGATTACATGGGCCACTGGATGGCGCAGACGATGCGCAGCGATGTGCTGCCGAATATTGCGGGGATCTGACATGAACATCTATCGACAGCAGTTTGTGAGCCACTGCCCAAACAACGGGCTGCACATCATCTATTCGCTGGAAATCCAGACCGTAGCCGTGATTCACGTTGAGCACATCGTCACGGCTACGCGCCTGATGGCTGATTCGTTTCACGAGGACATCGCGGATGAACTGCATGCGAGGTTCGGCGGCCGGCAGATTCTCCGAGCTCATCACCATGGCGTTGATATTGAGACTCGCCGCGGCTTCCCGGATGAGTCCGGCATGGTCGAACTAGCGCACATCAGCGCCGCGCACCGCCGGATTCTGGAGTCGGGCGTGTCCGTGGTGGCGAACATCGGCAAGAAGACGGCCGAGAGCGACGTCACTCTCTACGTTAAGGGCTGATCATGATTCATTACCACGGGACTCCCATTACCCCGGCAACGGCGGCTGCTAGAGCAATACAGAGTGGCCATGCGTTCATTTCGTTCCGCCATCCCGAGCAGCTAGGTTTGGCGCTGGAGGTGGCGCAGTCGTTCGCAGTGGACAACGGCGCTTTCTCAGCCTGGAAGTCTGGCAAGCCCATCACGGACTGGCAGCCCTATTACGAGTGGGTAGCCGAGTTGCACCGCTACCCATCCTACGATTTCGCCGTCATCCCGGACGTGATCGACGGCGACGAGGCGGCGAATGACGCCCTGCTGGCTGAGTGGCCGTGGCGAGAGCGTGCGCCGTGGGTCGGTGCGCCGGTCTGGCATCTGCACGAGAGCCTGGAGCGCCTGGAACGGATGGCGCTGAACTGGCCCCGCATCTGCATTGGCAGTTCCGGCGAATACGCGCAAGTCGGCACACCGGCCTGGTGGACCCGCATGTCCGAAGCTATGGACGTCGTCTGCGACAAGCATGGCCGACCGGTCTGCAAACTGCATGGCCTGCGCATGCTGGACCCGGAGGTCTTCAGCCGCTTTCCGTTCGCCAGTGCCGACAGCACGAACATAGGCCAGAACGTGGGCATCGACAGCAAGTGGCGTGGCACCTATACGCCGCCCACTAAGGAAAGTCGGGCGCAGGTGATGCGCGAACGCATCGAGGCGCACCAGTCCATGACGTTTTGGGAGCGCGTCGCAGCTCCGATTCAACAAGGCCTATTCGGGGAGGCCGCATGACCTGGCACCCCTACACCACCCCGCCGCAGACAGTCGGCCCGTACCGGCTCAACGACATCTTCGGCCACACGCACAAGGTGCAATGGGACGGCCGGCACTTCCGCTACGCAGAGGGGCAATTCGCTGGCGGCGTGGTGGTGCACTACAAGGGCGATCTTTGGCAACGAGTGGAGGGCGAGGAATGAACTGCAAACCGGGGGATCTGGCAATCATCGTTCGGTGCGACTACATCCCGGAAGTGATTGGCGTCGTTGTGAGTGTCGTTTGCCGCGGCAGGGATTCGTTTGGGGGCATGGCTAGCTGGCATGTTCAGTTCCCTGATCGATTCGAAGTAACAGATAGGAGTACTGGAAGACGCGTTCGCGAAAATCTTATCAACTTCCCTGATGCGTGGCTTCGCGCCATTAGCGGCGTCCCGGTCCACGACGAACAACACGACGAGGTGACCGCATGACCAACATCATCGCGCTACTCACCGCGCTCGGCTTCTTCATGTTCTACGGTCTGACGACGCTGGTGCTCATTCCGCTGGCTCTGCTGTCGTGGGCGCTGAAGAAGGTGATCGCTGGCATCAAGTGGGTTCAGGAGAGCATCGTATGAGGCGAGCCGCCAAGGTCGATGCGAATCAGGCTGAGATCGTGGAAGCGCTTCGGAAGATCGGGGCCACTGTCCAGCCGCTTCATGCAGTCGGCCAAGGCTGCCCGGATTTGCTGGTCGGCTGGCGCGGGATGAACACCATCCTCGAATTGAAGGACGGCAGGAAGCCGCCCAGCGCCCGGAAGCTGACTGAGGATCAAGAGAAGTGGCACGCCAACTGGCGCGGCCAAGTCGCAGTAGTAGAAACCGTTGAACAGGCCATTGAGGCCATTACGAACTGAGGAGAGGCAAATGGGTATCGAGGAACTGAAGCTGGTGTTGCAAACGCTGTCCGGGCTGGCCGACGGCGCCAAGGAGGGGTTCATCTGGTGGCTGATCGTTACCGAGGTGCTGCCGCGCGTTGTGGTCGTTGTCTGCGCCACTATCGTGGCCCTCGTAGCGTGGAAGATCGCCAAACTGATCGCGGACTATTACGCGAGCGAAAGCCGCTGTGAAACTACGATCCGGCACATCTCCGCCATCACTGGTAAGTACGTCGATTTTCCTTATCCGTCGAGGTCGTATCTCAATGACCTGGTGGAGGAAGTCCGCAAGCTGAAGGGGCGAGCATGAAACCGACCCTAGCCTGCACCCGCTGTGGCGGCACTGACCACACCCTGTCCAACTGCCCGCGCTTCAAGGTGCGGATTGCGAGGATCGCATGAGCAAGACGAAGAAGACCGTGTGCCCGAGCGCACCCTACACGCCGCTGAAGCTGGATCTCGCAACGAGGCTGGCGCAGGCCAAGGCAGCGAAGGACCAGCCGCCGCTGGCTAGCCTGGCGTCCAGCGTCCCGAGCCATACGAAGGAGTGGAAATGAGCGCAGAACTGAAGCCATGCCCGTTCTGTGGGTCATCGCCCGAGGTCACGACGACCATGGACGAGGACATTTGGTCGCACAACACTGTGCCGTGGACTCGCGTCGAGTGTTCGCAGTGCGAGATTGGCACCGGGTTCCGTTGCGAAGGCTTCGAGCCAAGCGCAATTGAGGCATGGAACCAACGCGCTGGAGAGACACAGTGAGCGCCGTCCTGTACCGCGAATTCACCCTTCGCAACGGCGGCATCTGGTCGGCTGTCGTGGCCTTCGTCAAGGCGAACGCGCCCGGGCTGGCAGAGAAGGGCACGCCGATCCGGGTGATCGTGACGGCGGAGGAAAAGAAGCGCAACGCCGAGCAGAACCGGTTTTATTGGGGCGTGGTGCTGCGCGACATCAGCGAGCAGGCATGGGTGAACGGCCGCCAGTTCGACAAGGACACATGGCACGAGTACTTCGCCCGCATGTACGGCGTCTGCGAGGACGTGACCCTGCCGGACGGCGAGATCGTCAGCCGGCGCAAGAGCACCACGCAGATGAGCGTGGGGGAGTTTTCGGCCTACACCGCAGCGGTGCAGGCGTATGCCGCCAACCAGCTTGGCGTTTCTTTTGACTGAGGGAGAGTAAAGATGGGTGATACCGAACTGTTCGCGTTGTTCTGGAAGTGCGCTGCTACCGTTGTCTGCGTGCTGATCCTTACCGCTGGAGGGTGCACGGCGCATCAGAACAGGCTGCAGGCCGAGGTAATTGCGAAAGCGCCTAACCCGGCGTTGATGCAATGCTCATTCAACGATGGCGATCGCAAGTCGTCGGCCTTCTGCGTGGAAGTGGCGCGCCAGAAATGACCTACCGCAGCGAGAAGCTCCGCCGCGCCGTGGCCTCGCTGCCCTGCGTCTGCTGTGGCCGGCAAGGGGCAACCCAAGCCGCCCACGCAAACCTGTCCTGCTTCGGCAAGGGCATGGGGCACAAGGCAAGCGACGCCGCGATCATGGCGTTGTGTACCGCGTGTCACTCGGAACTGGATCAGGGCAAGACGATGACCAAGGCCGAGCGGTGGGATCGTCAGATGGAGTGGATCGCCAAGACCAGCGTGGCGCTGATCGAGGCTGGACTGTTGGAGGTGGCGTGATGGCTCTGTGGTTCTATGCCGCGCTCTGGTGGCGCATCGTAATGGGTGGTGGGAAACGGGAAAGGAGGGAAGAGGGATGACGCAAGACGAGAGCCAGCAAATCGAGGAACTGCTTCTGGCCTGGTACGCATGGCAGCAACGGGAATCCTTCCGGGAAGTCCGCGGCATGTGGTACCCGGCGCAGGATCAGACGTGCAAGCAGTACCGGTCTGGCGATGCCTGGGCCGCTGAGAATGACCAGTACGAGGCTGACGAGACAAAGCTGGAAGACCTCCAATCCGAGATCATCCAGCTTTGCATTGACAGCCTGACGGTCGAGCAGCGGTCCGCCATCCAGATCAGCATGCGCAACAAGACGGGCCCGGCAGTCTGGCGCTCCAACCGGGTCGAGGATCAGCACCGGACGTATCAGGCGGCCAAGCTGGCGATGCTGCCGAAGCTAAAGGCGCGCGGGCTCATTAAAGCGGAGGTGATGGCATGAATGAGCGAAGGATCAAGAAGGTGCTGGTCGCGATTCGGTGTCGAGGCAACGTGTGCTGGCAGCTCGTGGCGGCTCGGAAGGTTGGTAAGCACTACGTCATCAGCGCGGACGCGTACAGCGAAGTGCTGCGCCGCGCTGGCGCTGGGTACGGGCAGACCATCACTCTAGGGTGAGCGATGAGCAAAAAAGGGCTTGTAAACCGCAAAAAGATGGTCTAGTATTTCGGCAGAGAGCCCGCGTCCAGAGAAATCAGACGCGGGCTTTTTGCGTTGCAGCCGGCTTAGGCGTGTCGCCTAGCGGACCGTCTCCCCGACAATCCCTGCCTCCCCGCCGCCTTCAGGCGACACACCTAAGCCATGGCTACACGCAAGAAAGCACCGGCAGAGCCGGCCGAGACGGTGGTTGCCTGCGAGCACTGCCGTTACTTCGTGCCGAAGGATGGGCGCAACGAGTGCCGCCGCAACCCACCGACCGTGGCCGTGGACTTCGAGGATGGCGGCGTGACGAGCATGTTCCCGCTGGTGGATGCCGGCGAATGGTGCGGCTGCTGGGCGCCCAAACTCAACTCTTGACATGACCCGCGACGACCTTATCCAGCAGTACGGCTCTGTACGTGCTGCGGCGCGGGCTATGGGCGTGAGTGAGTCCACGTTGCGCTCGAGATTAGAGCGTGGCGCGCAGTTTGAGGCGGCTGAGCAGATAGACGAAGACCTGCCGATCGAGGAATTGCTCGAGATCCGCAAGCGCAAGTTCGCGCAGAAGGCTCGAGCCGAGACGGCGAACAAGGTCGTAGACATCAAGGTCAAGGTCGCCGGCCCGGTCGGGATCCTGCACTTTGGCGATCCGCACGTTGACGACGACGGCACCGACATCGTTGCGCTCGAGAAGCACGCCAAGCTGATCCGCGACACGGAAGGGCTGTTCGGCGCCAACATCGGGGACGTCTCAAACAACTGGGTCGGCCGGCTGGCTCGCCTGTACGCCGAGCAGTCGACCACGGCCAAAGAGGCATGGCGCCTGACGGAGTGGTTCATCGGCTCGGTGGACTGGCTATACCTGGTGGGCGGCAATCACGACGCCTGGAGCGGTGCGGGCGATCCGCTGCAATGGCTGGCTCGGGGAATCTCGGGTGTCCACAAGGATCACGGCGTCCGGATGTCGCTGAACTTCCCGAATCGCTCGAGCGTGATGGTGAATGCGCGCCATGACTTCGCCGGAAACAGCATCTACAACCCGGCGCACGGCGTCATGAAGGCGACGCACTTCGGGACTCGAGACCACCTGTCGATCTGCGGCCACAAGCACGTGTCAGGCTATGGCGTGCTGAAGGATCCGGACTCGGGCCGCGTGTGCCATGCGCTGCAGATCGCGAGCTACAAGGTCTATGACCGGTACGCCAAGGAGCGCGGATTCCGTGACTCGAGCCTGTCGCCCTGTGCGGTGACGGTGATTGACCCGGCGTTGCCTGACAGCCATGCGGACAAGATCAAAGTTTTCTGGGATGCGGATGAAGGCGCCGCGTTCCTCAAGTACAAGCGCCGCAAGGTGTAGCGACTGGCTCCACGAAACGGAGCCCCTTCACGCATGCCACCTGTGAGCCGTGCTAGCCGGCCGGGAAGACCTCCCCAGGAGGCAGTCGTGAGGGAATGCGCAGGCTGATGCGCAGTGAGCAGCAGGTATGCGGGTGCGATGCCCGCCACTGGTTGGAAGCCTGATTTACATACCGGTTCGATGCCGGAGTAGCCAACAAGCCGGAGATCAGCGCCGGCACCTCAACCAACAAGGCGAAAGCCCTGTGCGCTGGGAGTAAAGCCGAGCAGCCTCCCCTCGGAATTGACGTATCCGCAACGTCGATAGACAGCCTGGAAAGACAGGCGCCTCACGCATGGCGCCTATGAGAAGCCTGAAGCGGCTGGACCTGAAATCCAGTCTACGTAGGCGTCAGCCGTGAGGGAATGGCCGAAAGTGGTCTTGGTAAAGGGTATCCGCCAAAGAACCTTCCACAAGGGCGCGGACTAAGTCGCACGTAGCAGCCTGCCACCCTCAACCTGTTTCATCGCTGTCTCCTCCCGGGTCTTCGGACCATTGGCGCCTCGCTGGCTTCGGTCGGCGGGGCGTTCTTCTTTGGGCGGCGAAACCAACATAGGGCGAATAATCCGGAAACGGAACTCGCGGACATATGGCACGACCCAGCAGTTACAAGCCAGAGTTCGCCGAGCAGGCGAGGAAGCTCTGCCTGCTGGGTGCGACTGATGCCGAGTTGGCGGATTTCTTCGGTGTCTCCGAGCAGACGCTGAACAACTGGAAAACGGCACATCCGGCGTTTCTTGAGTCCCTAAAAATGGGGAAGGCTCAGGCTGACGCGGATGTGGCTGATCGGCTTTACCAGCGCGCCATGGGCTACAGCCACCCGGCTGAAAAGATCCTGGTCGTTGCCGGCACAGTGCAGCGCGAGCAGTACACCGAGCATTACCCGCCCGATACGACCGCGGCGATCTTCTGGCTGAAGAACCGGAAGAAGGCGGCATGGCGGGACAAGCAGGAAGTGGAACACACCGGCAAGGACGGCGGCCCGATCCAGTCTGAGACTGTGGCGCTGACCGCAGAGGAAGCCTACAAGCGGATGCTCGATGGCAGCGCCTGAGTGGTTCGACTTCAAGCATCCGGACTATGAGCGCATCTACGCGCTCCGGGCCGAGCGGCTGGAGCGGATTCGCGCCACGCCGGGCATGCTGGATGGCCTGAGGGCGCACTACAAGGACAACCCGGTCGATTTCATCAACGACTGGGGCATGACGTTCGACCCGCGTAATGCGGAAATCGGGCTGCCAACGGTGATCCCGTTCCTGCTGTTCCCGAAGCAGGCTGACTTCATCACATGGACGGTGGAGCGCTGGAAGGGGCGCCAAGACGGGCTGGCCGAGAAGTCGCGCGACATGGGAGTGTCCTGGCTCTGCGTGGCTGTGGCGGTCTGGATGTGGCTGTTCTGGCCTGGCACTGTGGTCGGGTTCGGTAGCCGCAAAGAGGAATACGTCGACAAGATTGGCGACCCGAAGTCGCTGTTCTGGAAGGCGCGCCAGTTCATTGCGCTGCTTCCCGCCGAGTTTCGCCCTGATGGGTGGAATGAGGCAAAGTGCGCGCCGCACATGCGCATCATCAATCCCGAGAACGGAGCGGCGATCGTTGGTGAGGCCGGCGACAACATCGGCCGCGGTAACCGGACGTCCATCTACTTCAAGGACGAATCGGCGTTCTACGAGCACCCGGAAGCGATTGACGCGGCGCTCTCGCAGACGTCGAACTGCAAGATTGATGTCAGCACGCCGAACGGTAATGGCAACCCGTTCTACAAGAAGCGGCACGGCGGCAAGGTGCCAGTGTTCACCTTCCACTGGCAGCAAGACCCACGCAAAGGGCCGGAGTGGTACGCCAAGCAGAAAGAGACGCTTGACGCGGTGATCGTCGCGCAGGAAGTGGACATCGACTATGACGCGTCGGTGACGGATGCCTGGATCGAGGGTGCCATTGTCACCGCGGCCATGCAGCGCGGTCCCGCAGACGTAAAGGCTGTTGGCGGTCTGCGCGTGGGGGTTGACGTTGCCCGCTTCGGGGACGACAAGACCGTGATCACGTTCCGTCGTGGGCGCGTGCTGATCAAGCAAGTGGTTGCTGACAAGCTGAGCACGACGCAGGTCGCAGCGAAGGTGAAGGTCGAAATCGACGCCTTCCGCGAGACGCCGGAGCAGATTGCCGTTGACACGATCGGCGTCGGCGCTGGCGTGGCCGACCAATTGCGCGCGTTCTATGAGTGCGTGCAGGACGTGAACAGCTCTATCCGGTTGTCGGACGGCAAGAACTACAACATGCGCGCCTACATGTGGCGCGAGATGAAGGATTGGATCGCGGCCGGGGCGTCTCTTCCGAACGACGGCGATCTGAAGGCTGAACTATCCGCCCTCCGCTACAGCTTCCGGGGCGGCGAGATGCTTATTGAGAGCAAGGACGAGGCTAAGAAGCGCGGAATCAAGTCGCCTGATCGGGCGGATTCCCTGGCGCTGACCTTCGCTTTCCCCGCTGCAATGTATGTGAGCGCTGCGCCAATCGTAGGCGCACTACCGGACAACGACGGCCTTTACTTCTGATGGACACCTCCACCGTATCAACCGCAGCCTATAGCGACCCGCTCGCGATCTGGCTCGCCGGCCGCCTCAAGGATTGGGAGCAGTCGCGCCAGCCGCAAGAGGTCAAGCTGCTGGAGTGCTATCAGGACGTGATGCGCATTGCGCGCGAGAACGACACGGCCGGCACTGGCGCTTCGAAGGCGCGTAAGGCCAAGTCTCTGTTCATCGGCTCGACCCGCAACAAGGTCCGTTCGGCGCGAGCCAAGATCAATGACGCGCTGTTCGGCAACGGGCAGATGCCGATCGACACCGAGCCGACGAACGAGGCGCTGGCGCCCTACGCCGACGCGCTGGAAACGATCATCGTCGACCAGTTGGAGCGCGGCGGCTTCAAGGACACGATCCGCTCGGGCGTCAACATGCTGGCTATGTACGGCACCGGCTTCCTGTTCGGGCCTTTCGTGAAGCAGGATCAGCACATCGAGACGAGCGTGGACACCTCCAGCGGGTTCCCGCAACTGATGGAGAAAGTGCGCCCGTTCGATCTGCCGTACTTCGAGATCGGCAACACGCTGGACGTCTACCCGGACCCGGACGCCAAGGATGCGCAGGACGGCGCCGGCCTGTTCTGGGTGTCGCACCTGTCGCCGCATACCGTGGCCGCTTGGGCGAAAGACCCGAGCTACGAGAACATCGCCGACGCGCTGAAGTGCACGACGACCCAGCGCGACGAGACGGGCTCGGACCAGGCTGAATCGATCCGCGGCAACATCTCCTACTGGGCCAAGGGCGGCCGGATCAAGGTTGCGCGCTACTTCGGCAAGGTTCCCAAGCGGCATTTGTCGGCACAGGAAGGCGAGCAAGCCGACCCGAACCAGTTGGATGAGTACGTCGATGCCGTGGTGATCATGGCTGGCGGTGTGGTCGTCAAGAAGTCGGAGAGCCCGTACAAGAAGCGCCCGACCTACCGCGCGGTCTACGAGGCCGTCGAGTGCGAAATGTGGGGCGTGGGTGTGGCCGAGAATAACGCGCCGCACCAGAAGACCGTCAATGCCGCTTTCCGCTTGTTCATGGACGGTAAGGGTATGGCGCTGCTGGGCACGAAGTCTGTCGACCGGTCCAAGTTCATGCCGACCGAGGACTTCGTCAAGTACCCCGGCAAGGTGTACCAGTTCCGCCCGGGCCTGAGCCCGGATGAGCGTAATTCCGCCATCATCGAGCACGTCGAGCCTGACATTACCAAGGGCTGGCTGGACGTCATCAAGGTGTCCGAGGACTTCAGCGACAACGACACCGGCATCACGAAGTACACGCAGGGCAATGACGCGCAGAACCTGAACAAGACTGCGACGGGCATCTCGATGATCATGAATGCGTCGAGCCTGCCGATCAAAGAGGTCTTGCAGCACATCGACTCGCAGTGGATCGAGTGCGCCATTGAGGCCCTCATCGACTGGGATCTGAAGTATCTGGACGTGGAAACCGTCCGCATGCTGCATGGCGAAAAGATCGCCGCTGCGTGGGATCAGATCAAGAAGTTTGGCAAGACCAGCTTCATGAACTGGAAGGCGACCGGCGCGCAGACCTTCGTGCAGAAGGAAGTGCTGACGCAGAAGCTGCAGAACTTCATGGGGCTAGCGATGAGCAATCCCGTCATGGCCCAGCTCGTTGACCCGCGCGAACTGCTGTCACAGGTGTGGGACGCCATGGAGATCGGCAAGGAAAGCCCGATCCGCCAGGAAGACGGCGACCCGAAGGCGCAAGCTACGCAGATGCAGCAGCACATCCAGCAGCTTGAGGCACAACTCAAGGCGTTGGGCGACGAGTACAACAAGATGGACGCCGACCGCGAGGGCGAGGCGGAGCAGCGCCTGATCGACCGATACAAGGCCGAGACGGAGCGACTGAAGCTACTGCTGCCGTCTTTCGGTCCGGAAACGATCAAGGTCGTCGCAGAGCAGTTCGGGGTTCAGGTGCTGGACTCGCCGGACATCTACACCAGCGCTGAGCCAGGCGAGCCGCCCGGACAACTAGAGCAGCCCGCAGAACCCACCGAAGCCCCGCCCAGTGCGGGGTTTCCTGCTTCTGAGGGCATGAATGGCTGAGGTAGAGGCGCGGATCGCCCATATCTCGGCGCTGATCGACTCGATGCGTGCCTGCTGGCCGTCCATCGTGGAGGAATTGCGCACGCGTGAGGCCGACCTGATTACCCAACTGGTCGCGCAAGACAACCCAGAGACCCGAGGCCGCATCAAGCAGCTTCGGGACGTCATTGATCTGCCCTATCTGCTCCGCTCTGAGCAGGAAGGGCTAACCGCCGGACTATCCGAGTAATCGGACCCGGCATTCACTTGGACTATCGGCGCAAGCCGACCCGTGGAGCGTTGAATGTCTGAAGCCACGCAAGAGAAGAGTTACGACGAGTTGTACCAGGAAGCAGCCGCGGCACTAGAGGCCGGCCAGCCGATCCCGGGCGCGGACGCGCCCGCAGAGCCGGCAGAGCCGACTACCCCTGTCGAGCCGCAGCAGCCGCGCGATGACGCGGGACGTTTCGCCAAGGCGGAGCCGACCGAGCAGACGCCGGCAGACCCGCCCGCCGATCCCGACCCGCTGGATGATCTGCGCAAGAAGTACGAGGCCCAAGAGAAGGCGTTGAAAGACACGCAGCGCTGGGCGCACGAACTGAATGCGAAGCTCAAACGGCAGGACGATGAGCGCCGCCGCGCCGAGTTTGAGGCAGCCAAGCCGCCAGCCCTGCGCGATAACCCTGAACTCGAAGATGCGATTAGGTACGCAGTAGCGGCCCCGCAAGTCGAGCAAGAGGCCCAGCGCGCTCAGGCAACCCAATCCTGGGAATCCATCGTACTCGGAGCGCACCCCGACCTCACGACGCTGCAATCCAGCGACAAAGAGTTGTGGGACGCCGCTTACCAAGCGTTCGAGTCGCTGCCATCCAAGGGGAATGACCCCGTTGAGGCAGTCCGCGCGCTGACGGAAGTGAAGCTCCAGTTTGCGCAATCCCGCGCCGCCGCAGCAGCCGAGAAGGCGGCTCAGGCGCTTGCCAAGCAACAGACCGAGAAGCGCGCCATGTCCGTGCCGGGTTCCGGTGGGGCGGTTCAACCCGCTCCCGCCGACCCGCAGGCGGAGATGATGCGCCGCATGCAAACCATGTCGGATGAGGACTTCCTGAAGGAAGTCAACCGCGTAATGGGCACTGCCCGATAGGAATTGAACCATGGCTACGACCACTCTCACCCAAGTCCCACCGGGAGTACAGGCGTTCTACGACCGGAACCTGCTGACCCGCGCTGTTCCGGCGGACATCCACGGCCGCTTCGGCCAGACCCGCACCATTCCCACGAATGGCGGCAACCAGATCAAGTTCCGCCGCTACTCGGCGCTGACCCCGGCCACCACGCCGCTGACCGAAGGCGTGACGCCGACCGGTTCCAGCCTGGCTGTCACCGACCTGACCGCCACCCTGGCGCAGTACGGTGACTTCGTGACGCTGTCGGACATGGTCGACCTGACCAACCAAGACAGCGTGCTGACCGAGGCCGGCAAGGTGCTGGGCGAACAGGCCGGTGTGACCATCGACCAGATCCGCCGCGACGTGCTGGTGGCTGGCACCAACGTGTTCTACGCCAACGGTGCCGCTCGCGCCTCGGTGAACACCGCCATGTCGGCCGCGCTGCTGAAGACCGCGATCCGCTTCCTGAAGCGCCAGAACGCCAAGTTCATCCGCGAGATGATCAAGGGCTCGACCGGCATCGCCACCCAGCCGATCCGCCCGGCATACATCGGCCTGATCCACCCGGACACCGAGGCCGTGCTGGAAGGCATCACCGGCTACACCCCGGTGACGAACTACTCCGCACAGATGGACGTGATGGAGAACGAGTGCGGCGCGTTCCAGAACATCCGCTTCGTGGTGTCGACCAACGCCAAGGTGTTCGCGGACGCCGGCGCGGCCAAGGGCACGATGATTTCGACCACCGGCACCAACGCCGACGTGTACGCGACGCTGATCGTGGCCGCGGACGCCTACGGTGTGTGCCCGCTGGCCGGCAACGCCATGAAGAACATCATCAAGGCGCTTGGCTCGGCCGGTTCGGCTGACCCGCTGGATCAACGTGCGACGTCGGGCTGGAAGGCCACGACCACCACCAAGATCCTGAACGATGCATGGCTCTGCCGCCTGGAGCATGCCAACACCGACACGCTGAGCTAATCCTCGGCGACCCGCGAGAACCCCGCTTCGGCGGGGTTTTCTGCTTTCTGGAGATTGAAGAATGGCGAAAGAGACTAGCAGGAAGTTCAAGGTCACCATCCACTCGACCGAGGATGACGGCTCGGACGTGCTGATCGGCGTGAACGGTGACCTGATTCAGGTCAAGCGCAACGTCGAAGTGGTCATCGGCGAGGCCCATCTGGAGGCGCTGAAGAACGCCAAGATCGAGACGATCCTGAAGGATCCGGACACCGGCGTCGAGCGCCCGATCACCATCATGCGCTACCCGTTCACCGCGGTGGAGGCTTGATAGATGCCGACCTCGCTTCCTGTAGACCAGATCGCGAAGGCTGCGCTGAAAGAGTGTGGCGTCATTGCGACTGGCGAGACGCCTAGCGCAGACGATCTGCAGGAGGCGCGCGATGCCCTGAACGGCATTCTGGCAAGCCTGCCGATGTATGGCGTGTCGGTGCCCGAGGTGTCGCCTGAAAGCCTGTATGTCACGTGGGTACTGTCGCCCGAAGCGCAGACCACGTGGACCTATGGGCTCGGCTTCTGGACCGCGGCGGAAATCGCAGGGAAGTTCGAGGTTCCCATCCCGAAGTTGCAGGACATCACTGCCCGTGCGTCCTACTGGCGCGATCTGATGCTGAAGTACGCGCCGGATACCGCCCCAATTGCGTTCACGGTGGATAACCTCTGATGGCTCGCCTGCCCCTAACGACTGCCTCCTACGTCGCGCGCAGCCTGAAGGCGTCGGCCCAGCGCTGCGTCAACCTGTATCCCGAGGCCAACCCTGCCGACGCCCCGGCGCCTGTGACGTTCTACGGCACGCCGGGCACTGAGGTCTGGTCGACGCTGCCGGGAAGCGGTCCTGTGCGCTGCCTGTATCGCGCGAGCAATGGCGTGCTTTTCGCCGTGCAGGGCATGCGCCTGTATCGATACGATGGATTGGGGTCGTGGATCGATCTCGCCGGTATGGCGACCTCCACCGGCCCGGTGAACGCCGCGGACAATGGCAACAGCGCCGTGTTCGTGGACGGCACGTTGACCGCGCCCACCGTGAACCTCGGCAACTATGCTGTCGGCGCGATGTCGGGTGATGGCTGGCTCGGCTCTGCCTTTGTCTGGTTCGTCGACGAGCGCCTGGTGTTCTTTCAGCCTGGCACGCAGAAGTACTTCTGGACCGGCCTGCTATCACTTGCCATAGATCCACTGGACTTCGCCAGCGCCGAAGGGATGCCCGACCCGATCGTCAGCATGATTGCCGACCACCGGGAGCTGTGGTTCCTCGGTGAAGAGACGATGGAGGTGTATTCGTCGTCTGGCGATGCGACGCTGCCGTTCGTGCGCTACCCGGCCGGCTTCAACCACTACGGGTGCGAGGCCAAGTATTCGGTTGCCGCGCTGGACAACACCATCTACTGGCTCGGCAAGAACAAGAACGGCGGCCGGATGGTGCTGCGCGCGCAGAACTACCAGCCGCAAGCGATCTCCACGCCGGCCATCTCCGAGGAATTCGCCAAGTATGACCGGGTGGACGACGCGATCGCCTGGGCATACCAGCAGGACGGCCATCCGTTCTACGTGCTGACCTTCCCGTCGGCCAGCAAGACGTGGGCCTATGACGTGCTGACGGGCCAATGGCACGAACGGGCATATCGCACAGCAGGTAATGACCTGATTCGGCACCGCGGCAACTGCGCTGTGTTCTTCGGCGGGGAGAATCTGGTTGGCGACTTCGAGGACGGCCGCATTTACCGCCTCGACCTCGATGTGTATTCCGACGACGGCGCGCCGATCGCCCGCCAGAAGGATTTTCCGCACATCGTCACCGAGGGCCGCAAGCAATTCTTCAGCCGCTTCACGCTGGATTGCGAAGTGGCAGTCGGCAATCCCAACGACGAAGACCCGCAGATCCTGCTGAGCTGGTCGGATGACGGCGGCAATAGCTGGTCGAATCCGATCCAGATGTCGCTGGGCCGGGTTGGCGCGTACCAGACCCGGGCGAGGGCCAATCGGCTCGGCGCTGCTCGGGATCGTGTCTGGCGCGTCTACACCGCGGCTAAGGCCAAGGTCGCATTCCAGGGTGCATTTGCTGAAGCAGCGGCGGGGACGTCATGAACCTCGCCGCACCGCTGCAGCGCTCTACGTATATCGCCGATCCGAGCGGAAAGCTGCTCAAGCCATGGGTGGACTACTTCAGCGCGCTCTCTGTGTCGATGGGGGGCGCGTCTGGCGTCGACCTTTCTGCGGTGAATGCGCGGCTCAACGCGGCTGAGACAGACATTGTCGCGATCAACATCGCCCTTGCGGCCCTGTCGCTCGACCTTGCGAACGAGGTCGACCAATTGCGCATGGAACTCGCGACGAGCGCATCGAAAGAGCAGGTAACGCGCGCCATGCTGGATGAACTGCGGGATGAACTCGAAATGCAGGTGATCGGATGAGCATTACTTGGAAGCCCCTCGTTGCGGGCACGCTGCTGACGGCCACGGCTGACCTCTACTACACGGCGACCGGCTCGAATGTTACCGCCACGATCACGCAGGCGTCGCTGTACAACAAAACGGCCGCGGCGGTGGACGTGTTCATCTACCTAGTGCCAAGCGGCGGCAGCGCCGGCGATCCGACTACCGTCGTCAAGAAGAACGTGGCAGCGGGCGCAAGCGCGTCGGTGCCGGAACTGATCGACCACAAGCTGGCGAACGGCGGCAAGATCTACGCGAAGGGTCTGGATGTGTCGCTGACCATCAGCGGGGCGGAGCACGCGTGAGCGGAATCCAGAGGGTGACGCCGAAGGTCACGTTCGGGCGGCCGATGCGCGAAAAGGTGCTGCGGCTTGAAGAGGCGCTGAACCAGGCGCCGCAGAAGGAATGCCCGGTGCGACATTACTTTGCCCCCGGTATGTACGCGCGCGAGATCACGATCCCAAAGGGCACCGTGCTCGTTGGCGCCGTGCACAAGACCGAGAACCTTGCCGTCCTCTCTGCCGGGAAACTGCAGCTCGTGACGGACGCCGGCGTCGTGGAGATTTCCGCGCCGCACACGCTGACGGTAAAGCCTGGCCAGAAGAACGCCGCCCTGGCGCTGGAAGACGCTGTCTGGACCAATTTCTTCCCCACTGACGAAACCGACCCCGACAAGCTGGTCGAGATCCTGACGGAATCGAAGGCTTGCGAACTGCTGGGCGGCCCTGAAAACAAGCAACTGATCGCCAATCGGCTGAAGGGGTAAAACATGGCTTTTGGGATTTCTGCTGCGACTGCTGCGGTGGTTGGCGGCGGGCTTGCTGCGGCCGGTGCGGTGGGCGGGGCTCTTATCAGTGCCAAGGGCGCCAAGAGCGCCGCGAACGCTCAAGCTCAGGCCGCACAGGACGCCAACGCGCTGCAGCAGTACATGTACGACCAGACGCGAGAGGATCAGGCGCCGGGGCGGACCGTTGGCAACAACGCCCTGAACCAACTCGCGCTTCGCATGGGTGTGCCTGGCTATATCAGTACGCCGACTAGCGGCGTCAGTCTGGAAGACGCACAGGCGCAGACGCAGGAGAATTTCGACCCGCAAGCCTATCTGGCCGCGAACCCGGACGTCGCGGCGGCCGGCGTTGACCCATGGGTGCACTACACCACCTATGGCGCGAATGAGGGGCGACAGTACACCTACAACGCTGACGCGCAGCGCAATGCCGCAGCGGGGACCTTCGACACGCAAGGCTACCTTGACGCCAATCCGGATGTAGCGGCGTCAGGCATGGACCCGCTCACGCATTACCTGCAATACGGGAAGGCAGAGGGGCGGAAATTTGCCACGGCGCAGAACAATCCGCTGTATGGCTCGCTGACGAAGAATTTCAGCGCCGAGGACTTCCAGAAAGACCCCGGCTATGAATTCCGGCTCGGCGAGGGCCAGAAGGCGCTGGAGGCATCAGCGGCCGCACGTGGTGGCCTTCTCTCCGGCGCTGCGGCCAAGGCGCTGAGCCAGTACAACCAGAATTTCGCGTCGAACGAGTACCAGAACGCCTACAACCGGTTCAACACCAACCAGACGAACACGTTCAACCGCCTGGCAAGTCTCGCGGGCGTGGGGCAGACCGCCACCGCACAGACGCAGGCCGCAGGCCAGAACTACGCGAACCGGGCTGGCCAAAACACCATCTACGCCGGCACCGCTCGCGCCTCTGGCGTTGCAGGCCAAGCCAACGCACTGGCAGGCGGCTTGGGGTACGGCGCCAACCAGCTTTCCAACGTGAATTGGGGTGGCTACGGCAACAACAACCCGTATGGCTCGTATTCGGCGACCACGTCTCCCGTACCGGACTACTACTCTGGCGTCAACGGCACGCCGCTCGCGTGAGGTAACTGATGGCAACTGAAATCAACCCGCTCGCCTTCGCGCAGGGCTGGCAAACCTCGCAGCAGATGATCGACGGGGCGCAGGAGAACAAACTGCGTAAGTTACTGATCGACCAGAAGGCGCGCGAGGTCGGCCAGCAGAACGCGCTGTCGGGCATCATCGGCAACACGGCGAACTATGACCAGAACGGCTACCTCAAGCGCGAAGCGCTGCCGCAAATCGCCGCTGCCGCTCCGGGCCAACTACCTGCCTATCAGAGGCTGATGAGCGATCAGGCCACCGAGCAGGCTTCTGCCCAGAAGCAGAAACGCGAGGCGCTGATTGCTCAGTTTGACTGGGCCGACAAGAACATGGCCAGCGTGCGGGATCAGGCCGGCTGGGACGAATTCCGGGCACGCGCCGCCGCCGTCTACCCCGACATTGCCGCCCGACTGCCGGCGCAGTTCGACCCGGCGAGCATCCAGGCGAACCGGATGAAGATGGTGCCGGTGATCGAGCAACTGAAGCTGGAGCAGCAACAGCAGCAGTTTGCCGAGACGCAGCGCCACAACCGGGCGACGGAAGCGAATACGCTCCGCGGCCAAGAGATGACGGCCGAGACGACGCGCCGCGGGCAGGATCTGACCGCCGCTGCCGCAGCCGCAAAGCCGAACCAGGAAGAAGCCAAGGCGCAGACTCAGCGCGTAAAGGACGCCAATGACGCGCTCGGGCTGCTGGATCAGGCTGAGAAGCTTGTGCCGGCCTCGACGGGCAGCTATATCGGTGCGGGGCTGGATGCCGGCATGGCTGCTTTCGGCAAGTCGACCGAAGGCGCCAAGGCCGCGGCTCAACTCAAGGCCATCGAGGGCATGCTGGTGTCGAAGATGCCGAAGATGTCCGGCCCGCAGTCGGACAAGGACGTGGCCATGTATCGCCAGATGGCCGGCACGATCGGCGATCCGACCATCCCGCGCGATACCAAACTGGCGGCGATCAAGACCATCCGCGAGATCCAGAACAAGTACGCCGGCAACGAAGCCGCGCCTGCCTCGCCGAGCGTACCCAAATCTTCACCGACCGATGCGCTGGCCGAACTGCAGCGCCGGGCTGGGTCCGATCCGGCTTTGGCCGCCAAACTCAAGGCAATGGGGTACTAAATGGCAGACCTGTCTAGCGCTTCGACTGAATCGCTGCTGGCGTCCGTCAAGGCCAAGGCAAGCACCCCGGAGTCGTTCTCGGCGCAGTATGGCGGCATCGCGGAGGCGGCCGGCAAGCAGTTGGGCGTCGATCCCAAGCTGCTGCTTGCCCAGTGGGGGCTGGAAACCGGCTGGGGCAAGTCGGTGGTGCCCGGCACGTTCAACCTTGGCAACATCAAGGACTTCTCCGGCGGCGGCGTGACTGCCACGGACAACATGACCGGCTCGCGCGACAAGTACCGCGCCTACGAGTCTCCGGATGCGTTCGCCTCGGACTTTGCCGGCCTGATCGAGCGAAAGTATGGTGGCTCGAAGGGCGCCGGATCGGATGCTGCCAAGTACCTCGCTGGGCTGAAGGGCTACGCGGAAGACCCGAACTATGCCGCCAAGGTGACAGCGGCTTACAAGTCGCTGAGCAAGAGCCCGGTGATGGCGGCCGCTGACAAGGTGCTATCCGCCGTGTCTGGCTCGGCGCAGGCGGCGACAGGTACGCCTGCTTTCGTGGTCGGCAAGCCTGCGGGGCTGGTCGAAGCCGGAAACATCGACATCAACGCCCGACCCGTAGTGAAGAACAAGGACGGTAGCATCAGCACTGTTCGGTCTATGTCGATCGGCACGGACCGCGGGGAAGTGCTCATTCCAACTGTCAGCGACGATGGCCGGATCATGTCCGATCAGGAGGCGATCCGTCAGTTTCAACGCACTGGCAAGAACCTAGGCATTTTCCGCACGCCAGAGGAGGCGACGGCCTATGCCGAGTCGCTGCACAACCAGCATGCAGCCCAGTATGTGAAGCCGGCCGATCTTTCCAGCGTCAGCACTGACGACCTGCTGGCCGCGCTGGGTGACCGCACGAAGCCAAAGGAAGCGCCGCCAGCAGGCGCCTCCAGGGCCAAGGGCAGTGCGCTGGGTGGCGTCTGGATGGGCCTGCGGGATGCAGTGGATGCCGGCGCCCAGCTCGCGCGCCGTGCCGTGCCGGAGTCCGTCGGGCAGGCCGTGGACGAGTTTGGCAACAAGCTTGCGGACATGGGCCTGCCGGTGGCGCGCTCCAATGGCGTCGCTGGCGTGGACCAGATCGTCAAGGGCGCCAACGCCGAATACGACGCCTCCCGCAAGATGGCAGGTCGGGATGGCATGGACCTGACGCGCGTCGCCGGCAACATCGCCAACCCGGTGAACCGCCTGATTCCGATGGGCGGCGCCTCGACGATCGGGCAGGTTGCACTGCGTGCCGGCGCTCAAGGTGCGCTGTCCGGCGCTGCTAGCCCGGTGCTCGATACCGACAACTTTGCCGGGAGCAAGGCCGCTCAGGTGGGTCTTGGCGGCGCGCTGGGCGCGGCGGGTGGCGTTGCTGCGGACAAGCTCATCAAGGGCGCCTCGGGCCTGATCGAAAAGGCAAAGGCGTCGCTGCGCAGCCCGGAACTGTCCCGACTCGATGCTGACGTGCTGATCCAGCGCGCGGCTCAAGAGCAGGGTGTTGACCTGGCCGCCATCCCGGATTCGATCAAGTCACAGTTGCGCGAGCAAGTCGGCAAGGCGCTCCGCGGCAACCAGACGCCTGACACCCGCGCCATGATCCGCCAGGCTGAGGGGAGGGCCATCCTAGGGGATGAAGGCGCCTTGACGCTGGGGCAGGCAACCCGCGACCCGATCCAGTTCGCCCGGGAGCAGAACCTCCGTGGCGTGGAGGGCGCAGGCAATGCGCTGGCCGACCGCTTCTCTGCGCAGAACAACCGGCTGATCCAGGCGCTTAACGAGCGCGGCGCGGCCGGTGCACAAGGGCAATTCCAGTCTGGCAACAGCCTGTTGAATGCCTTGCGCGAGTACGACGCAGGCAGTCGGGCGAATATCAGCGGCCTTTACGACAAGGCCCGCGCGCTGAATGGCAACGAGATCCCGCTCAACGGGCGCCAGTTCGCCGACGACGCGCTGAATCGCTTGGATCAGGAGATGAAGACCGGGTTCCTGCCGGGGCAGATCACGGATCTGGTCAACAAGATCAGCAAGGGCGAGATGCCGCTGAATATCAGCACGTCCGAGCAGTTGAAGTCGACGTTGGCCGCGGCTTCCCGCTCGGCGCAGCGTGCCGGCGACGGCAACACAGTCCGCGCGCTGGGAATCGTCCGGGATGCGCTCGAGAACGCCGGCCCGATGGGAGGCATCAAGTTTGGCGGCAACCAGCTTGTGCCGTTTGGCGCGCCTCTGCCGCCGTCTTCGCTGGGCGCCGAGGCTCAAGGCGCATTCAGCGCTGCCCGCAAGGCTGCTGCGGAGAGATTTGGCCAGCTTGACGCCATCCCCGCGCTAAAGGCGGCAGTTGACGGTGCGGAGCCGGACAAATTCTTCCAGAAGTACGTGTTGAATGCGCCAGTTGCAGACGTCGAGAAGCTGTTCAGCGTCGCGCCGGGCCAGGCTTCTGCAGTTCGCGGCCAAGTGGTGGATTACCTGAAGTCGAAGGCGCTGAACGGCGCCAGCGATGAGGTGGGGAAATTCTCGCAGTCGGCCTACAACAAGGCGCTGAAGGCGCTCGGCGACGAGAAGCTGGCAACGATGTTCACGCCGGGCGAGATCGCGCAACTGAAGTCGATCGGCAATGTCGCGGCTTACATCCAGTCGGCGCCGGCCGGCGCGGCGGTGAACAGTTCGAACACCGCTTCTGCCGCGATGAACCTACTTTCTCAGATCGGCGGGACAGTCGGGAAATTCCCGTTTGCCAACCTCGCCCGGAACAGCATCAACCAGTTCCGCGACGAGAACGCGATCGCTAACGCGCTGGCGGCGAAAGTGCCGAGCCAAGCGAAAGAAGCGCCAGTAAATGCGCTGCGTGCGCTCCTGCCGCCGTTTGCGGGCAGCCTCGGCCTTCTTGGCGGTGATGCGGGCAGATAGAACTTGCCACAGCCCAGCGCCAAGGCCGACCAGAGCGGCATGAGTTAGATCGAAGTCCATCAAATCAGCATAGCACGTCGCCCGCCACTGAGCGGGCGTTTCCATTTCTGAGGCCCGAATGACCCAATACCTCGTGGTGCCCGCTAAGCAGGCGTTTACCGACAGCACCGGCAGCCCGCTGGTCGGCGGGAAACTGTACACCTACGACGCCGGTACGTCGACGCCGAAGACGACCTATCAGGATCGCGGAGGTTCGACGGCGAACACGAACCCCATCGTGCTGGACGCCCGCGGCGAGTGCACCGTCTACGGCACCGGCAACTATCGACTGGTGCTGAAGGACGCCAACGACGTGCTGATCTGGGATCGGGACAACGTTGCGGTCAATACGGAGTACCCCACGACCGGCCGGTATCTCGGAACACAGACTTTCCTCGCAAGCGGCACATACGTCCCCGCGCCAGGGATGAGTGTTGCCAAATGGCGTGCTCAAGGCGGTGGTGGCGGCGGCGCCGGCTGCGGGGGCGCTGGCGCCGGCAATGTGAGCGCGGGTGCGCCGGGCACAAATGGCGCCTATGCCGAGGGCACTGTCACGGCTGCGCAGGTTGGAGCGTCCAAGCCAGTCACGATTGGCGCGGGTGGTGCTGGCGCGTCCAACGCGGCTGGTTCGGACGGCGGCGCGACCTCGATGGGTACGTTGTTTAGCGTTCCCGGAGGCAAAGGTGGGGGCGCCCCGGTCAACAACACGGCCGCCCCGACCGTGGTCGGCAACGGCAATGTGACCGCCGCCGCTACTGGCGCCGCTCTCAGTTCTCAAGGGCTGGCCGAAAACTTCAGCCAAGCGATCAGCGCAAACATCGGCATTGGAGGCGCCGGCGGTCACTCTGTTTTCGGTCCAGGCGGCCGGAGCGTGGGCATCAATAGCAATGGCAACCCGGGGTTCGGATATGGCGCTGGCGGCAGCGGCACTGTAGTCAATCAGGCGGGCGGCACGGCGACCGGAGGCAATGGGGCCGCCGGCATCATGATTCTTGACGAGTTCTCCTAATGATCCCCATCAAACGCGGTGACCACTTCGAGTGGGGTGGGCAGTTCTTTGCCCCGGATGGGAGCGTGCAGAGCTTCGCTGGCTGGAGCATCTCATCCCAAGTGCGGAATTCAAGCGGCTGCCTGGTGGAGCAACTCGCGGCAACGTGGATTGATGCCACGCAAGGGCTCTACAGCATCGAGAGCGCCGGCACGACTGGCTGGCCGACCGGCCGGCTATCGCTCGACGTTCAGATCATCGACCTGAGCGGGCGCCCATTCTCAAGCAATACCGAGTACATCAACGTGATCAAGGACATCACCCATGGCTAAGTATCCGACGCAGTTGCTGCCGTTTTGGAAGGGTGATGGCGTCCAGCAGATCGCTGATGCCAGCAACCCGGATGCCGGCCCGCTCGACGGAGCGGAGTTCGCCACCGTCAGCCGCGGCTCTGGCGTGCTCAAGACCACGCTGACGGCGATTGGAACGTGGGTGCTCGGTACGTTCCTCGCGTTCACGCAGACAGGGGTCGGCGCCATCGCGCGAACTATCCTCGCTAAGCTATTTGACCTTCCCGTTACGCCACAGGATTTTGGCGCTGTTGGCGACGGAAGCAATGACGACACCGCCGCCATCAGGGCGGCAATCGCCACTGGAAAGAGCGTTTATTTCCCTAAGCCAAATTCCTTCTACCGGATCACAGACGAAATCGGCCCGAAGTTCGCCGGGCAAATTCTGTTCACGAACTGCCGGCTGCGCGGCATGATCAGGAACACCACCAACGACAAGCCGCTGGCATATTTTGGCGATCCAACTGTGTCGAATGGCGCGACGCCGCAGGCTGGAATGCGGGGGCTGACGTTCTTTGGCAACGCGGCGACTACGCGCGGCATTGTCTTGAGCACGGTGAACGAAAATGGCTCGGCTTGGACCGATGCCAGCAAGGATTGCTCGCTGCACGATGTAGCTGTTGATTTCGTTGGTAACGGATGGGCATTGGAGTGCTATAGCTGGTGCAACGATATTCGGAACTTCACTTCCTACGAAGGGAATAAGCGGGGCGCAATCTTCGCCGTTGACGCCAATCAAAACAACGTCAGCGGCTTGTATGTGACCGGATGCGCCGAGCAGTCCCTACAGGTTGGGGCGCACCCAACCTCGACACGCGTGAGCCGTGGTAATAGCTTCCGCGGCGTTGTCGTCCAGCAATCTGGCGGCGCCGACGGCGTCGTCGTTATTGCCGATGCAGACAACACGACGATCACCGGTCTCTATTCTGAATCCAACAACGTGAAGGGAGCACCCCGAGCCGTCTTTGTGAAAGACACGGCGCGCGGGACGGTCATCAACGGGGTGTCTCACCTTTCTGGCGGCGCAGTTGTCATCAAGAACGAGGGGCTCGGCACTTCCGTGGACGGTGTTGTATCCAGCAACATAACCGGGGCTATAGTCGAGAATGCGGGGGTAGGCACGCTGAATCTCGGTACTGTCGAGTGGATGGCTGGCGTCACACCGTCTGGCGTGAAGTTCTCGGATTCGTCAGTTGGTGGTCGTGCGACATTCCTAGATAACATCTACTCAGGCCTCTGGACGCCGACAGTGACGGCACTGACTAATGTAGACGCTGTTACAGCATTTGAGTGCCAGTATTCGCGCGTCGGCAATGTCATAACCTTCAGCGGCCAAGTGAATATTGACCCGACAGCGACTGGCCTGACGGAAATTGGTATGAGCCTACCAGTTGCAAGTAACCTCATCGCAACGCGTCAAGCTGCCGGGACATACTCGTCCAATTCCAGCACGATAAAAGACGGGGGCGCAATTTACGGGGACTCAACGAACAAACGGCTCACCTTCCGCCACGTTGCGGGCAGCACAAGCAACCTCTCATTCTTTTTCTCTGGCTCATACTTGGTGCGAACCTGATGTTCTAGTCGTCTTGTCGATTACCCCATCCTCACTTCGGCCTATAATGCGCATTTTTGGCAAACTTTTGGGGAGCGCCCGGTGAGGATACTTACGTTCGGCTCTTGCCTGTCCAGGTATATCGCAGAGAGCTATGTCGATTTGTTTGGAGGTGAGGTCGTCAGCTCCAGCTACCACAATCGGATCGATCGCTTCGTTGATACCTACATCAAGAAGCTGCGCCAGGAGATTCCGCTCTCCTACATGGAGTCGCTCAACTTATCGAGCGACAACATGATGTACGTGAAGAACCAGTACCAGCAGGCCACTCTCGGGAAGCATCTGCTGCCTAATGGCGAGGGATTCTTTGATGCCCTGAAGCAGGGGGTCGACCTCATCATCACGGACAACTTCATCGACCTCTGCTCGCGGCTGCAGCTCAGCAAGGAGCACGATGGGCTGTCCGTCTTCTTCAACTCGAAGGGCGAGGACGCGGCACAGGAGAAGTTCGAGATCGAGCGCTCTTTTCTGCCGGTGGAGCAGGCGGTTCAATACTGGGACTACTTCGGGCACTACCTGTGGCGGGTAGCGCCGAACGCGAAGCGATTTTTCGTGAATTTTCCCTACGCGCACCATCAGAACGAGCGGATCGCCAGGAGATCCAAGGAATTTCCACAGGCCTTTTCGTCCAAGAAGTTCGAGGTCATCCCAAACGTGGAGGTTCCGGCACGCTACCAGTTGGCTCACACGCAGTCGCATTTCGCTAACGACTTCTATGCCATGTACGCGGGCATTGTGAACTTCCGCGTGAGAGGCTTGCACATGACAAAGCCTCGACACTGAGCCTAGAAGTTTGCGTCACAACGCCCGCATCTAGCGGGCTTTTTTTAGCCCGCCACCGAGCGGGCATTTTCACATCTGGGGTCCAAATGTCCGAACCAATCAGCGGCGGCGCCGCGTCTGCTGTAGCGAGCACTGCGGCCAAGGTGTCGCCGCCTTGGGTCATCACCGCCCTTTCGTGGGGTGATGACAATTTCCCGCGCATCCTGCTGGTGCTGTCGATCCTCTACACAGCGGCGCAGTTGTTCCTGGCGCTGCGGAAGATTTGGAGGGAGCGCAATGAGTAGCTTTGACGAGGCATTCGACGCACTGCTTGGGCATGAGGGAGGCTACGTCAACAATCCCGCCGATCCGGGGGGGGCGACCAGATGGGGCATCACCCAGCGCGTCGCCCGGGCTGACGGCTACACCGGGCCGATGCAGTCGCTGCCGGTCGAGCGCGCCAAGTCCATAGCCAAGCGGCTGTATTGGGACGTCCTGCGCTGCGACGAGTACGATCCGCGCATTGCCTTCCAGTGCTTCGACGCGCTGTACAACGGCGGCAAGGTCGTGCTTTGGATGCAGCAAGCCAGCGGCGCCAAGGCTGACGGCGTGCTCGGCCCCAAGACCATCGCCGCAGTGAAGGCGGCCGATCCGCTGCGCTTCATCATGCGGTTCATCGCCTACCGGCAGGTCTACATGACCAACATCAAGCCGTGGCCGACATTCTCCCGCGGCTGGATTCGCCGCACTTCGGAAAACCTCATCAAAGGAGCCGCCTGATGCTTCCCATCGTTATGGCGCTGGCGCAGTTCGCGCCCATGATCGCCGGCCTGATCTCCGGCCCAAAGGCGGAGGAAATCGCCGGCAAGGTCGTCAACGTGGCGCAGGCAGTGACCGGCACTGGCTCTCCTGACGCTGCCCTGGCTGCGCTGCAGGCTAACCCAGACCTGGCGCTGGAGTTCCAGAAGGCGCTGGTCGAGAAGGAGGTGGAGCTGGCACAGATCGCCGCGGACGTGCGCAAGGCAGAGATTGCCGCCGACGCGCAGAGCGAGCAGACGGCGGCCGGCGACCGGGACAGCGCCCGCAAACGGGAGGCCGCGGTGCTCGACAACACCCCTCGGGTTCTGGCGTACCTGCTGATCGGCGGCTTCCTCGGGATGGCCTTCGCGGTGCTGTTCGGCCAGGTGCGTGCCGACACCGTGCTGGCCGGTACGATCATCGGCTACCTGTCGGCCAAGGCGGAGCAGATCGTTGCCTACTACTTCGGATCGACGGCCGGCAGCGCCAAGAAGTCGGAGTTGCTGGCTCAGGCAGGCAAGCCGCAGGCGTAGTCGATTTGTGAAGCGCGACCGGCGCCTGTAGGCGAAACGTGAAGCGCCGTAGACGGAATGGTATGCGGCAGGAATCGGAAGAACATCGCAGCATCACCCCGCTAGGCCAATAGATACGGGCACCTGCGGGGGTTCGAATCCCCCTGTTCAAAACCCCATGCTAAGTCATTGATTTTATTGCCTTGCATCGCCTTGTATTTTCGGCGTTTTGCGGCCCTGTTTTGGCTCGCAAGCTATTGATTCAATTGGCAAATTGGCCATGCATGGGGGTAAGCAGCGCCCACAGCTTGTCGGCCAGTTCGCGCAGCGGCTCGGGCAGGTCCTGGTAAGCGGCGGCGGTGTTGGCCCACACCGTATCGCCGCCGGTGGCGGGAACGGTCACGGCGCGCAGCACCGAGACCGCGGGATAGGCCAGGTCGAAGGTCACGTCGGTATGCCAGGAGTTGGCGCGGCCGCCATGCTGCGAGTCAAGCTCAAGCAGCTGCGTGCCGTCGCGCGAAGGCACGGTCGGGTGCGGCACGGTGTCGCCGAACAGGCGCGCAAAGCCCTGCTGTGCGGCATCGTCAAGATGGACCTGGTCGCGGAAGAACAGCACCTTGTGCCTGAGCAAGGCTGCGCGGATCGCGGCGAAGGTGGCGGGCGGCAGGTCGCCGTGCAGCGCGACGCCGCGGATCTCGGCGCCGATGCGGCCGGCAACCGGGTGGATGTCGAGCTGGACGGGCTGGTCTTGCGTGGCGTTGGCTTGGGTCAT